TTTATGTTTAGAATTGGTCGAGCAGAAAATAAACGGACGAGTGGTCTATACCGAAGTTGATGTTCCGGGTGTTATTGTAGATTCAGATTATTAATCTACTTTTAATTCTTTTTTTGCATCTGTTACACTCTGATCATTGATGGCAACTTTTAATTTTTTAATATCAATGTCCATCCATTTCATATCAGGTGTTACTCTTTTCTGAGTCATGGCTTGTTGCGCCCACTGATGCTCCAATTTCAGTTTCTTTTGAACTAACTCTTGTAAGCTCATTAGTAACCTCCTCAATAGTGCAGAAAAGACGATCCGTTGTGTATATCGGATCAAGGCCTTTGGATTGTATTTTACCCTCAAACCCTTTAATGAAGAAATTCTTTAATGAATCTTCATCATCTTGTCCGCTTATTACCTCATCGTAATACATACCTTTATGCCTTATTTGTATACGATAAGCTTTCGTGGGTAAATTATATGCACTTTTATTGAATCCTGTCAAGTCTTAACCTTTGGTTTTTGTGGCGGAATTATGATCTCATTACACTCAAATTTTATATATATTTTGTGCTCATTGACATCATCTGGCCCTATTTCAATCATTTTTTGTTGAGATGTAGCGTAGCCATCAACCATACACTCATAAATTGTGTTATATGTTTGAGGCATTGTGTATGGTGGCAGGCAAGTATTTACGGACCCACTACACATAATCATTGTAAGTATGAACTCCATTAAAGTTTCTACCCTTTTTTAATATGAATGTAAATATGTCTTGACTTCAAATGGGCATTTTGTATTATCATGGGATAACAAGGATGGTAACTTATGAACAAAAAAGAAATAATCTTCAAGATTAATAATCTTGTAGAAATGCTATATCTTTCAGGACAAAAGAAAGGTATGGAGGAGTCTGGAGAAATATTTTCGCCAGGTATAACAAGCAAAGGATCAGATCCACATCCAAGCCGTGGCATCAAGTCCTGGAGTGCAAAATCATTTACAATCAAAATTCATGACGAAGACGATACGATTGAGTTTTGGGTAGATGGTGAACTTAAAAACAGACATCAATCAAATGCAGCAGCTATTAAGTTTGAACAATTACTTATGCAAGTGAAAGATCAAATGGCTAGTTGGAATGCATTAGATGTTAAAAAGGAAAACTAATGAGCAGGAAAGATGGAGATAAGGAGTATCACTGCAACTGGGTTGTGTTTTCAAAATCAATTCATAACATAATCAAAGATGTACCAACGTATGATTCGGAAGGTAGAATGTTGACACCGGAAGATTATCGTTGGGCCTATGCAGTGAAACGACTAGTTAACACTATCTTCGAACCTGAAGGTGGTGATCGAGGTATTGCATTTTTTGATAAAGAGATAGCTAATCAAACTATCCAATCAGATCTGCTTAGAAGAAAAAATAATAAATTAACACCATGATTGCTGTTGGAATTTTAAAGACTTTATTGTTGGTAAGTTTATGCATTGGCATATTCTTACCACGATTTAGTCTTTTGGTTCTAGTATGCACTTTATGGTATTTTATGTAGGAGAATTATGGAACTTAAAAAGAGCGAAAAAGATAATGTTATGTTTACTTGTGATGGTTGTGGTAAGGAAGCATATCATTTGATTAAAAGCACAATGCATAACTATCATGATTATGTGTATGTTTGGTTTAAAGATAAAGAACTTGGCGATGAGAAAATGTGGGTAAAAATCACAAACGGTAACGCAGATAAAGGTATTGGAAGATTGAGAAATCAACCAGTTAAATTGAGAATGAAGTTTAATGATAAAGTTAAGTTTAAAACCGATAAGGAGGGAATAACTTATGAATATAAATAAATGGAAATCTGTAGCTGTGAGAAAGAAATCTCATACGTTGCTGCAGGCGCTGTGTTTGAAAGAATATCGAAAGCCAGCCGAGTATATCGAGCTTTTGATAGATAAAGAGGTAGTAAGAAGGGCTAAGGAAAGAAATATGACACCTGAGGCTTATGAGGCTAAAATAATGAAGGACATGGAAAAAACCGGAGGTAAGAATGGCAGACGCAAATGAGTCTACATTTTATAAAAGCTGTCCGAGTTGCGATGGCAATCATTATGTAAAAAGGGTGCTACCATCAAATGTCTTGCAATTAGATGGTGATGAATATATGAATTGTCCTATATGCGTCATACAAATAGACGAGACCACGGACAGCGGACCAGTAACGGAGTTGAAATGATAGGAGGCACCTTCATCAATGAGTTACCATCATCGATCTTCCAAGAAGTTGTCTCCTGTCAGAAACAGGAGCAATGCACACAGAATACGAATCAGAACCAGTTTCAGCAGAAACAAGGCTTTGGAAGGCAGTGCTATGGAGAGCATTTGATGACCTATTTTACAGAGGCCTTGAGCGTTCTCTTGTTGTGGCTAAAAAAGCTGCAAGACTGTGGTTTCAACAAAGAGATGAGGATTTTAGGTTAGTATGTCTTTTTTCATCTTACGAACCAGAATACATCATAGATCAATATCTCAAACTCAAAAAAACAAAAATAGAATACAAGTATACTCAACCACAAATAAATTATCTGAAACAAAGGGAGAAATATCTCAATGACTATAGAAGGCGATTCTAGAGAATATGATTTATTAGCATCATGGAGTGAAAGATTAGCTAAAAAAAATAAAAACAAAGTTATGCTTACAGCAGAGATAGGAGTTCGAAAAGGTCTAGGAACTAAACTTATAATGAACTATATCCGACCAAATTACTCAGGATTACATTTTCATGTGGGTGTAGATCCATACGGAGATCTTGTTTATCAACACTATGATAAATCAAAACCAAGTAAAATGGATTATGACCAAAAGATGTTTTCAGAGGTCAAAAGAGATTTTGCTGATGAGCCAAGATTTAATTTAATTAATTTGACTGATGTTTCATTTATGGAAAAATATTATTATGGAGTGGATTTTTATTGGGAATCAAATAAATATTTGTTAAACGAATATTCACTTGTGCATTTTGATGGTCCGCATAAAACTACAGATGTTTTAAATGAAACTGTTTTTTTTGCAGAGCGTGCTGCACCAGGAGCGGTGTTTATTTTTGATGATTGGAAAACATATAATTGCAATGTTATTCGAGATGTATTAAATGAATATGGATTTGATTTTTGTAGTAATGGATCAAGAAAATTTATAATGGAAAGAGTAGCAAATGAAAAAATTTTTTCTCAAAACAGTAGTAAGACTTAGAATGTTTTATGCAGATATAAGAGGCCACCATGGTAAGAGATGGAATTACGAACCGGGTGATCATTATATGAGAGGTAAAAAAAGCAAAAAATGACAGTTGGTTTTGGTTTAGGTATGTTGTTAACTGGGTTGATAGCTATTTTAATTGGAGGACTAGCTGCATGGTATATAATTAATAATTATGTCGACTTGGAAAGAGATAACTAAAGAAGAGTTTGAGGGTAAGGTTAAATCGTCAGCTGATTACGAAGCCGAGATAGAATTACTCAAGAAAAATCATACTATTGAAGTAGAAGGTCTAAGAGCAGATCTTATGGCTAAGGACCAAGAAATTGGTAGACTTATGCACAAAATTAATGTAAAAAAATAATTGGATAAGTTTTATCCCTTTCATAACAAGTGGGGGAAGCGAGAGTGGAACCCACTTAAAAGCTCTCTTTAGGCTTTTTAGTTAACTAGATGGGCAGCACTATGTTGCCCATCTTCCCTCTTTTTGTTCTGATGTTTCACGTGAAACTTGAATTCTTTTGTCCTATATAGATACTTCTAAGTAAATAATTTTATATTATCTTTTTACATCGTTAGTACCCAGACTCACAGAAAAACAGTTATTAGTAAGCAATACCAACACTTATTTTGTCATAGTACTACACAGAAAGTACACAGAATTTCATGATACTAAAGGGCTGGTGATCTTCGGGTAATTTTGATATATACATAGTTAAAATAATCTTATACAGGAGCAAGATGTCAAGAACTGGGCTAACAATAGCAAATAGTAAAAAAACTCATTTGCACCTTACAGCTAAGCAAAGAACCTTTGCAGAGATATACGTAGCTAATTATCCAAACATTACAAAAAAAGAAGCTGCTAAACAAGCAGGTTACTCTGAGCCTACGTGTGAAAAGTGGGGGTCCATACTTACTAATCCTGATAAATCACCTCATGTTGTTTCGTATATTGAGGAGATGAGAGAGAAAGGTATTGCACATTTTAAAGATTTCCTAAGGCATTTGAAAAGACTCGATGGCTTATCTAAAAAAGCCGAAGACAAAGGCCAGATGGCAGCAGCAATAAACTCTGAATTTAGACTTGGTCAAGCTGCAGGTTTTTATATTGATAGAAAAGAAATTAAAACGCAGAACTTATCTGCACTTAGTAAAGATGATCTTATCAAATCAATTAAGGAGTTGCACGATGAGCTTGGTGAAACAAAAGTTGTCGAAATACCAGCAGACGCTGAAGACGTTGAAGTCGAAGGCGGACAAGACCAAAAAGTTTAGTGACTTTCTTGCGGTATTAAATTTTATAAACAATAGATCATTTGTAAGTACACATGTTGGGGAGGTTAAAGTTGAAACAGAAGAAAATTAAAATTGGCTATGATGATCTTAAAATCAAATCAATCCTATTTAAGGATAATACGTTAGGAGAATATGATGCGCAAAACAAACAAATCTTATTGGAAAAAAATCTTAAAAGTATTGAAAAAGGGAATACGCTCCTTCATGAAGTTTTACATGCCGGATTAGATTATTCTGGTTTAAGTAGTGATGGTGGTCCTATCACAAACGTTAAAAAAGAAGAGCTTGTTGTAAATGCTTTGACAAATTTATTAGTACAAGTTATCAGAGATAATAAATGGTTCTTACCTTATCTTAACGAATTAATAAACGGAGCTAAAAATGGCAAAGGGCCCAGAAGCAAAATTATGGCTAGACGTAAAAAAAGCGTTAAAAGACGCTCACTTGGTAAGAATCGAAAATAAATCTGGACCAGGTGTACCTGATGTAAATGGTTGCTACGAAGGCAATGAATTTTGGATTGAACTTAAGGTAATAAAAGGTAACTCACTTCGGCTATCTAAGTTTCAAAAAGCGTGGATTTACGAGAGAACAAAATCTGGTGGTAAAGTTTTTGTGTTGGCCCGACCCCTCTCGGAGTCGGTCATAAAAGTTTTTGAAGGTAGTAACGCGATCCGGGGCCACAGATCCCGTTTTCCCGTTTTGTGGATACATGACCCAGGCGACTGGTTTAAATTCTATAAGCTGCTGGGACCTGGCCGGATGCGCAGCTCCTGAAACCCCGTTCCCGTTGTGAAGCAAATTTGTTGATGGTTCGTTATAACTACTACCACTTCCCGCGGGCGCCGGCGAAAATCTGCAGATGCAGGAAGCTCAATGTTTATGCGAAACCCCGTTCCCGTTGTTCAGGAAAATCGTACTTTGCTGGTTTTTTTACTATACCATCGGCAGCGTCCCCGCGAGACCAGCTTCGTTCAGGATTACAAGATATGGTTTCCCGTACCTCGGTCAGACACATCTGGTTGGGGTTTTTGCCATCAAAAGAAGAACTGGCCATCCAGGCAGCTCCTGCTGGCTGTTCGCTCACCAGTCACCTGAAGCTCGTTCCCGTTGGTTAGAAAAAGAGGGATTTTGGAGGCGCTTACTATAATAACTGCAGAAGGATCCCAGCAGCAGGTCCCTGAAGAAAACGCTTGACTTCGGGTGGGGAAGCTGTATACCGGTCCATGGTAGCTCATTAAGTAATTCGTACATCCCTATATGTATGGCTCCTGTTTCTTGGTGGGCTGCCCATCAACAATGAAAGGAGAATCCCGTTCCCGTGTTAAAAGCAATGATGATCATGGGTATGTTATCATTAATGGCATCCGGCCTGGGCCGCTGCGCTCTGCTGGTGGTTTTAAATTATATTCTTTTTTATTATTTTTAATTTGACAATGTCGTGGGATTCGATAAGATATATTCTTAACTAAAAACAAAAGGAGTCATATGGACGAAAAGTTAATCAAAGAACTGAAAGAAAAGTTTTTAAAAAACTTTCCTATTGAGTTCACTGCAATAAGACCAATGGAAGAGCAATACACTTCATTGGAAGAGTATCACAAGTACTCGGTCAATCACGGACGTGACGCATTTTTATTTCACAGAAGAAAAGAAATGGAATTGCCTGCCCTGTTTTTTATTCCATACAAAAGAGGTTTGGTTTCAGAAAGAGGTAATCAATTTATCCAAATGGGTAAAAAGTGTGAGGTCTTACACGATCCTGAGCCTAAGTCACCCTTTGCTGAAATGGTAATAGGTTGCAAGTTCTCTAGTGATTTGTCTAAAAATCTAGCCGTGACTGTGGTGTCAGGTATGCTTGATGATTTCAATGCACCTTACTACACATTTATGACTGAGGCTTATGCTTTGAAAATGAAAAAGGGAGATGATATGCCTGAAACTAAAGTGAGTGAACACCCTGACAGAAAAGAAATTATGATGATTCACACTTGCGATCAAGTTAAAACAATTGGTACGCATTTTGATATTATTGATAATGATCTGTTGAACAAAGAACATCACGAAGATATGGGTGATGATAGACGAGGTAAATTCTCAAATTTGTTCAAGGAAATCGAATCACCTTCACGAACTAACTAAACATAAATCCCCGTTCCCGTTGTCACGAAAAATGGCAATGGGTTCGGGATTATTATACTACCCATTTCCCGCGGGCGCCGGCGAAAAATCTTCTGCTAAAATCTACATAAATCAATGGTTTCCCGTTCCCGTTCTGAAGCAAATTGCATTTTTGCTGGTTTTTTTACATCTCAATTCGGCTGTGGCCGCTGCCGAAGATGCTTCGGAAAGATAAGGAAAATGCCGTTTCTGGAAAAAAAGCCAGATGGTATCACCAGTCTTCTGAAAAAAGTGGCAGGTGAGCTTCTGCTGAACTGAAAGGTTGGTGTGAATGGCACAACTGTAAGTTGTAAATAAATATATATCTTATCTTGACTTATGAAATCTTATGACTATATTAAACTATGAAAGGAGTAAAAAACTTATGCCTAGTAATAATCAATTAGTTGAATTGAAGTCTTTAGTTATGACTTCAAAAGACAACAATGAGATTGTTGAAAGATTGAAGTCTTTTCTTGAAAGATTGAATAAAGAGAAAAGAATTAATTGGCAAATGTTGGCTTGTTATTTAGACGGAAAAATATTCGAATTTATACAAGCGAACAAAGACAATGATGTTGTTAGCAAGTTTGGAAATGAGTTAGTACAAGAACTTGGCGAACAATTCAATCTTAATCGACAAATATAAACCTAATCATTAACTAACAAGCTAATGTAATTGAGGGCGACTAACACTCGCCCTCTTTTTTTTTATTCCATAAGTAATTCTTTATAATCTCAAAATCGCCACGCCTTCCACAGTAACCCGTACCCCCCTTTTATACGTTGATGTAACTTATAGTGTGTGTTAGGATGCAAAAAACATAAATACAATTGGTTAAAAATACTTATGGATCTAGACCACTTACCAAGAGAAAAACTAGAGAAATTAAAACAATATTTAGACGCAAAGAAAATCCTGAAGGGCAGATCAGATTTTTTATATTTTGTAACTCAGGTTTGGCCTGACTTCATATATCGTAAGGCTAAACATAAAACACAATGGGGCCACCATCAAATTATAGCTGATAAGTTTGATAGAATAGCTGATGGATCTTTGAAAAGACTAATTGTAAACATGCCACCAAGGCATACTAAATCTGAGTTTGCATCTTATTTATTACCTGCCTGGATTATTGGAAAGAATCCAAAAGCAAAGATAATGCAAGTTTCACATAATGCTGAACTATCACAACGTTTTGGTCGGAAGGTGAGAAACCTTGTTGACTCTGAGGAATACAAAAAAGTATTTCAGAACGTATCTTTATCACAGGATTCCAAAGCTGCTGGACGTTGGGAAACTAATCAAGGTGGTGAATACTATGCTGCTGGTGTTGGTGGTTCCATCACGGGACGTGGTGCTGATGTCCTTATAATTGATGACCCACACACAGAGCAAACTGTGGGATCAAAAGAATCTTTAGAACGGACATTCGAATGGTATACGTCTGGCCCTCGTCAGCGTTTGCAGCCTGGTGGTGCGATTGTACTTGTCATGACACGATGGGCACAAAATGATCTTACAGGTAAACTGATTCGCGAACAGCGGAACCCAGGTGCTGATCAATGGGAGGTAGTTGAGTTTCCAGCTATACTGCCAAATGATACACCTGTGTGGCCTGAGTATTGGACTTTGGAGTCCCTGCTTGGAACAAAAGCATCTATACCAGTTGCAAAATGGAATGCGCAGTACATGCAGAATCCAACTGCAGAAGAAGGAGCTATACTCAAACGTGAGTGGTGGCAACCTTGGGAAGGTAATAAATTACCTGAACTTAAACATGTCATACAAAGTTATGATACTGCTTTTTCAAAAAAAGAAACTGCTGACTATTCTGCTATAACAACATGGGGTGTGTTTACACCATTTGAGGATTATAAACCTGCATTGATATTATTAGATGCTCTACGAGGTAGATATGATTTCCCTGAGCTTAAAATGGTTGCTTTTGATCAGTACAAATACTGGGACCCAGAAACGGTGATCGTGGAGAAGAAAGCTACAGGAGAACCCCTGATCCAAGAAATGAGA